GTTGATGGTTTCTACGAAAATACTAACGGTGGTACTTATTGGAATCACGACAAGATGAGATTCTTATGGAATGCATCTATTATGGACACATGGTTGCCTTCGGCTAGACTAACATCAGTTTTTGATATAAATAACGTACCTGTAACTTCTTTAATGACTACTTACAACGACACAAGTAGTAATGATTCCTACGGTTCTATCGTAGACAGTAGAGGCAAGAGTTTAGGTAGTACATTGAAACAGATAAGAGAGAAAACAGGATTCGGTACGACAAACTCTTTAGCAACTACTTTTTCGGTATTAGTAGGTAGAGACAACAGAATAGAGTTCAGACCTAAATATAACTCAGGTATATCCTTTGACAGAGATAATATGTTGATATCTAAGATGAGTGCTAAATTAGCAGGTCAAATAACTAATGTGCGTGTGTACTATAACAATAATGAAGCGTTTGTAGATTACCCTGCAACAGATTTGACAGACAGCACACGTTGGAAAATATTAGAACATCCTAAGATTACAAGCAGCAAGGAAGCGTTAATTGTAGCACAAAAACAATACAATACTTACAGCGACAATTCTTTAAGTATGGAAGTTAGTCCATTAATGCCATCAGGCGACCAAGACAAAATGATTGATACTGGTAGATACGGATATATTTCTGACTCATACATAGCGCTACAAGGAAACAACGACACAGTAGCAAACGTAACAAACTGGACATATATAGGTACAGGTGGAGCATTATTCCAAGGTATGGTAAACGCACTAAACGGTAACATGAGTACAGATGTAGACCCAATAGAAGATAGATACGGTATAAGCCAAGAGACAGGTTCAGGTGATATAACTTGGAACAACAATTACTATTGGTATGGTAGCAACTCTATTTCACACGCTGTACAGATAGTACATATACCTAACGATGTACCTTTAGTTAGTGATACTACTACTAGACATCTAAGGATATGGGTAGATTTAAAATCAACACAAGAAAGTGATGCTACAATAGATACTGCCGAGTTTACAGTACATATAGCAGATTACAATTTTTCTACTACTTTAGAACACACAGCATCATCCCCAAGTAATAATACATCTTCTAAGGATGTAAAACATAGTGGTTACTATCAGATAGATATACCACAGTCTTATTCTTCTGCACAAGGTAAAATAGTATTTTCTTTCAACGCAGAATACTGTCGTGCTTTGCTACGTCATAGATGCGGGAATCCTGAAGGTGCTAACATCCTAACTAATTACAACACTAACGCTGACAGTATTTTCCCTCTAGGTATGAGGCCATATACAGAGATGGGCGGTGGATTCCGAGATGATACTAGTAGACTTGAATGGTACGCACCTAAGATATTAATATGTAGGGATTTGAGTTATGTACCTGCTACTTACTTACAAGTTACTGATTTAGGTCTTGAAATGAACAATGAAACAATGGTTATACAAGAGGTGGATTGGGGCGTTAGTGCGGGTAATATAGATGACGTAAAACTACGCTTAGAAAGAGACGAATCACTATCTTCACAAAGACTTTTGGATTACATTCTAAACCAAGATAATGACGGATTACAACTAGGTACTGGTAACGGTGGTAGCGTACAGAATCCCCCTATCGATTGGGGAAGTATAGGTATAACTCCGCCTTCTAACAAACCAAGCCAAGATACCGACCCTAGCATAGACCAAAGTTTAGGTGATGGTTTCAAAGACACAGGAGATGGTTACGAAACAGTTGGTGGTTTTACAGTAAACAAGATGAGTAAGAAATCTTACGGTAATTTTAAGGGTAGAATGGATTTGACAAATGACAATTTATCGGGTGATGCTACATTCTCTGTATTAGGTCAACAGAAGCCATCTATAACCCCTGCTACAATGCGTGGTATAGAAGGTATGGATGTACAGATAACTCCTGTATCCGGTACAGCATCTAGGATAGCAGATGGTTACGTGTTCGCAGGTAAAGGTCTACAAGGTACTGACTTCTCAATAGATTCGCAAGAGGTATCTCTAGAGACACACTTCATTGTACCTAACGATATTTTAAGCAATAAGATGAGCATACAGGCCACAACTACCCACGCCCCTAGTACACCCGTAGGCGGTAAGAATGCGGTCCTCTACGTGACTGTATTTAATGAGCAAGCGGGTACAGAGACAACATCAGAGGTAAAGATACCAACAGGTGTGAGTAATAGAGTCGTAGACATAATGCCTGAGCAACCTGTAAGCGGTCTAAACAAAGGCGGTAATAAAATTAGGGTAATAATAACTAGAAAACCAACCATAGGAGATGACAATGCAGATACAACTAGCGTAGTTATTAAGAATCTAAATGTTAAGATGCAAAGAGCATCTGCTCACACATCTTCTTCTGCAAGTAAGTTTACTGCTAGTTTGAGTTAAACTTTTTTCTGAGAGATAGAATAGCCTTTGCTCTTTTTTTACCTATGCCGTTAATTTGTGTTATTTGTTTTTGTGTAGTTCTAGCCCTCAACAGACTAGGTATACTACCGAACTCTTTTAACAACTCTTCTGCCATTGTTGGTGTTACACCGTCAACACTAGACAAAGCCCTGACGCGAGGGTCTAAATCAGATTTTTTTACTGCTTGTTGTACATGAGGAGATTGTTTGTATAGTTTCATATCTTGTTGTGTGTGGTTTACAACTAACCACTCTGTAAAATCATCCATAGTAGTTAATTGCATAAATCTAATTTTTGGAAATCGTTGATAGAATGTAGTCTTAAATTGCTGTATTACTTTTTTCATACGAGCCATTTCCATAGCAGTTTCCCTAGCGTTCGGCCTACGGCCGGGTATAAAAGGTTTTAGTTCTGTACCGTAAACCACTAACATAGGATTCTCGAACTCTTCTTGTAAATCTCTGAGTTGTGCAACAATAGTTCTTGTGCGCCCGAACCCCATAATAGAACGGTATAAATCATTTATTTCTTTTGCCTCTACACCGCAAGTACCTAGAATATAATCTGCTGCTTGCAGTCTACATACTTTTACCTTATCATTACCCATACGCATGAGTAATTTATTAACTACTTTAGGGTTTTCTCGGTCATCTACTAGGAGCATGTTAGTAAGACATATAATTACTTATTTAAGGTGTTCTACCAACCTTGTGTAGTATAGACTTCTCCGTCTATGTCAATCATGTAAGAGTTACATTTACCGCAAAACTTTTCTAGTTCTGTTTCGGTCGTCCAACTATTTCCACATGTAATACATTCTGTTGCTTGTTTCAAACTTATCATTGCCATTGTCATCATTTTTTTCACCTTTTTATTCCATCATGCGCCCAACATGGACCTGCATCTACACAGCATTTAGTTGGAACGTGTTCGTAATCAATCAAAGTACCAACATGGAATCTAGAAGTATGTTCATTGTAATCTCTCCAACCTAGTTTTGAGATAAAAGTAACTATACTTTCTATTGAATCTTTTTTCTGCTCTTGTGTCAATGTAGAAGGATGTGCAAACCATCGTAGATTTTCTGCTAGGTGCTGCACTAGTGCTATCCTGTGTGTATGTTTAGGGTTTTCGTGGTTCATAACCTTTTCTAGACACGGTGGGATAGGAATCTCACCTGCGTTGCCTATTTTACCTTCGAACTTAGTAGAAGGTATAACTTCTTCCTTTTTAGGATTATCAGCAATCCACTTTATTATATTGAATCTTTGTTTTGGCATTTCGCCTCTAAACGGGTCTAGATGTAAAAGAGATTGTTGTGGTTTACTAGGGATATTGTAGGCGATAGGATTTTTTATGAATGCATCTGTATCTATATTTACAGACCATCTGCGCCTAGTAGGGTTGAATGTATCAGGAATGCGTGTAAGTTTTTGTGGGAATCCTACACCGTCTAATGTTTTTAGGTCTTTAGCCATCAGGCGTTGGTATCTGTCTAGATGTTTTGCTATACTAGTACCTTTTATTTCTTTATCGAAGAACTGATGTACATGAAATCCTCTACCTGTGAATACTGTACGTACATCACCATTTAATCTAGCAACTAAGGTGGCTACATCTTTTTTTACATCTTCCAAAGTACCACCTTCTAACATATCAAAATCCCACCATGCTCTATCCATAACTACTGATTCTATATCCATTTTCCAAGGTCTTAATTCATCCTTTCTTTCGAAGGAATATAGTGAAGTATAGCAAGATGCTTTTCCGTTAATACTATTCACGTAAGAGTCAAAATCGTTTCGGCTCAAACAAGGAGTACGTCGTAGACCAATCTCTCTAGGAAAACTCAACGGCATTTCGTTCACTCCGTTTGTTGACTTCCGCACTCACAAGCCCAAATAGTAATCTGTTCGGGTGCGTTTCCTTCTTGGCCGTTTACTCTCCATATTACCTCTGAGCCTTCCCATAGGTCATCTGAACCACACGCTATGCACTTCATTCCTATCATAAACCCCACTCCGTAATACCATTTAATTCTGCTTCACAGTTAAGTGAAAAATCACACCACATAGGACAGAAATAGTCATTCCAATTCATATCCCATTGATGGGAAGTGATTGAGTCAATAGTGTCATATAATGATTCCTCGAAGGCATTATATGAGCGCTCCAAGAACGGCTCTAGTAGAGCGTATCCACGCTCCGCACCAACCCATTGTCTTTTACCTCTTTTATTACCTTCTAATAATAATTTATCATCACCATCTTCAGGTATCTCGTAATCAGGTGTAACGTACAGGAAATGTGTTACTTCATCATACCCTAGTTTTCTAAGTAATCTAGTATAGTACACCAATTCTTTACGTGTTCTACCTAATTTAGACATACCCATGTTACCTGTTTTCAACTCTACCAAGATAAGACCGCCTGTTTGTGGATTGCGTAGAACACCATCTATCAGACCTACCCATATAATTTCTTGGTCGCCTATCTTTTCATACACTTCGTGTTTTACTTCTGCCTCTACTACATCAAAACCACCTAAATCGTAGGCTATTTGGTGTAGTAATAGATTTAGAGAATCAACACCTTCGTCATCAGCGACACCTTCTTTCTCAGCCGTTATCATTACTGATTCAGAGCCTTCTAACAGACCTGCTTCCATAACAGTATGTATCTTAGTACCCCTTATCATTTCCTCGGTGGCAGGGGGTCTAGGTATATCTGCCACATAAGACCAATAAAATTGTCTAGGACACATTAGATACTTCATGTAAGAAGATTTACTCAATCTTAGTATACCCCCGTTCAGAGGGTTGTAAGAAGATGCTGCTGTTTGTTCAGGTGTAGCCTTCATACTATCACTCTTCTTCTGTTTTACCGCTATCCCAATCTTCAAAGGTAGTTTGTTTATCAGCAAATATATTTTTACCACATGCAGGGCAATGGTCACTCTTTTCTATACCTTTTACAGTAGGTCTTAACAATTCGTTACTACAAGAGGCACAACTTATTTTTTCCAATTTACCTTCTTCTTGTAAATGCAAGTAAAGTAAGTTTTGCATTTTCATCAAATCGTTACCCATCAACATCAATGCATTACCGACTTCTTTACCAAAAGCATTAATGACCTTTTCTAGTTCATCCTGTGTTATCTTCTTAGACATAACTATATGTCAACTAATTACGGATATAAAGACTTCTACAACCAAGATAATTTAGATAGACCATTTTTAGCATTCTCTAGTGGCTGCATATCCCAACCCGCTAAAGCATAGTAAGGTAATATTTTTTTTATGATAAATCTATCTACAAGAATCTTAGTACCTATTTCCTTTATACCTTCTATTTCAGAAGGGTCATCAAAGGCTATGTATTTACCATCTTCGTCTAGAGTTACCAAGAAGAAAGAACCTGCTCTATACCCTTTACCTAAAAACTCATTAGCCCATGCCGCACCTGCCGATGAACCCGACAAAACTTTATACTGTGATAAATCTCTATCTATTTTACCTTTCATACATAAGTCTTGTGCGGGTGTTTTACCACTCATTACAGATTCTATTAAGTTTGTTACATTTTTTGTGGTGTCGCTTTCGCTGTCATTATTTAGTATACCCGTAATAGTATTCAACATAGCCTCTTTCATAACAGTAGGCATTCTACTTTGTTTCATTTCTATACCTTTTACATATATTGTTGGGTCATGATGTTCACCGTCAGTCCAAGTTACTTTTCCGGTATATCTATTCTTGGCTACCATGATAAGTCTAGGACACCATTTTTCAAACTGCACTATGATAGGACTCATTCTTTCATTTATTTGCGGTAATAATCTCATACCCAATTCAGGTGAAGGTATTTGACAAAATACTGAGTCTGTGTGGCCGTAGAATACGTTGAAACCTACTCTTTGTGCCTCAACCATCAATTCACCTAGAGTATTCCTAGAAGTGTATGTTATCGCTGCGGCTATCTCAGGATGATACATACCGTACTTAGCATCACCACAAACACCATACATAGATGCTACTAGGGATTTTGCAGCAAACTGCATACAATCCCATTTACGTTTTTCTGCACCATCACTCACAAACATTTTCATCTTAAAAATATCTCTGAGGTTGGTCATCTTATCCATCTGTCTTACCAATAAACCTTTGTCGCCTTGTATAAACTTAGTACCATTACCACAATCTTCACCATCATCAGATAAAGTATCCCAAGATATATTATATTTAGCAGCGTTGCTGTGATACATAGCCTTGATATCTAGGATACCTACGTTGTCATATACATCGGGAATGACATCTAATATATCAGCGCCTTCGTAATCTACCTTAGAGAACTGTGGTTTAGTAGGAATCCTTCTATCAAACTCGGAGTCTGTAAGCACTAATTGTGTGAACATCTTAGTAATAAATGGTGTAGAGCGTATATCACATTGTACAATGTGTTGTAGAGATGTATAGTAATCCAAAGCGTTTACTGCTTGGTCTAGTTTAGGGAGCAATCTAACATCTTGTCTTGCATAATGTAGGTAAAGTGCTTTATCTTCCCACCAAGATTCATTGTGTCCTTTTTCCAACTCTATTTTTCTTTCTCCTAATATCTCAAATGCTACATCATCTAGTTTGTAAGAAGGTAATTTACCGTTCTTCAACTCCCACAATTTAGATACAGCAATCATCAAATCTATACAATTCCTACCAACGATAGGTTGCGCCCAATCTTTAAACTCGTATCTTACTCTTCTCATAGGTGATAGTGTCAATTCGGAAAGACCACATGCTTTACATCTTTCCATAATCTGTCTTATATCTGCACCTACAACATACCATCCAGTAATTATGTCAGGGTCGCATTTTTTCATATGTCTTAAGAAATGTATTAGCATAGAACGCTCTGTCTTGAATGCCAAAGCAGGTGTTTCGTATGTGTAACCACCGTACTCTCTAAAGGCTTTACCTTTACCGTGTTTATACTCATCACCTAATGTTTCTTCGACAAACCATACATATTCTTTTTCGGTAAAATTATCATAAACAACCATCACTCTCATTTTATTGGTCGTGGGCGACCACTCACAATCCATATACCAAGTTCTGTGTTTGTAATTCTCTATCGGTTCGTTACCATCATTTATGTAGTCAGCAAGTACTCTATTCTCATAAGGAATGTTGCCTTCCCATGTAGTACCATGATAAGAAAGGTTTTTTATGTCAGCAGGTGTAGCACAAACAATTTTTGTTAGATTCTCACCATACAGACCTTTGTAACCAGTTTCCTTTTTTACCGCATCCTCTATATGTTCGGCATCCTCATCAGAAACAAAAGCATAAGGCCAATAACCACTAATGGTTTTTTCGTATCTAACGCCTTTTTTGTCACGGCCTCGGACTATTACATCCCTGCCCCTGCCTCTTTCTATAATCATTCGGCAACACTTCTATCAATTATCATATGATTACAATTTTCACAGACAAATATATCGCCCTCTTCTTCTACGGTATCATGGTACATCCATGAAAACTCAGCACCACACTCGGTACAAGGAGCAAAAAACTTTCTTTTCATGGCTACCATAATCTATCTCTCCAACATCCACAATATCTGTCGTTATAAGAACCGCAATGTAAACACGTATCTATCTTTATAGGTCGCATATGATTAACTCCTCTAATTACGATTATAAAGATTTCCTATGTCCTCTACTACGTGTTTCAATGTTATGTTTGTTCAACCAAGAGTTTATTGCCATAGGTGTTACACCACACATAACGCCAATCTCTGCCATAGTTTTACCATTATCTACGTATTCAGTACGCAACCACTCATAATCACGGTGCATACCTTTATTAGATGCGGGTTGAACAGATACAAACACTTTGTATAACTCCCCCTTTACGGTAATCGTTCTTCTGTTTTCGCCTATTTCTATATCACTTAATACTATTTGCATATTATCACTCCCCCAAATTACTCATTTGGAATATAAAATCGCCATCACCTAGCGTAATCAGCATAGGATAACCCATGTCTGCCTCTGTAAAGTCCCATATAGCGATATTGACATCACTATTAAGGTTTCTAAATACTTCTTCTAACCCACCGTTGTAAGTAGATTCGAAATCTATATTTGCACAATTTTCTGCAACCAACGACTTAGTTTTACCTTTAAGTTCTTCTCCAACGTCTACATATAAATTACCATCTTCACAAGATAATTTGTATTTGTTAAACTTTTGTCCGTTCATAGAATCACACCTAAACGCCTCATACAAAGAGGTAGTGTTTAAGTCTGAGAAAAGTAGTGTAGGTTCTATCACAGAGCCATCGTTTTTAGTATAGGTCATGGCTAGGCCATCTATCTTATTGATGATAGATTGGGACTTCTTATACCATTGTGCCATAGTTTCTGCCGTGTGTGGGAAAGCCCTAGAATCGGTATTCCCTGTGATAGTAGTTTGTTTACTGCCACTCTTGAATACAATTTTACTACCTTTGTTAATCATAGTCAAAACACCACCGTGATACTTTAAGATACCTAAGACGTTATCAATGTCTGAGATAGCGTAACCTAAATCACAATTACCGTGACAAGGTATAGAGACGTTGATTAAAGAAGTAACACCATCCTTAACCAAAGAGCCGCAGCGCAGTCTACCGTTCTCTGCCATTAGCATAGCAGAGTGTATCTGAGGAATACTTTTACCGTCAATTGTTTGTTTACGTTGTGCTAACTGTAACAACCACTTCAACGAGTCAGTCTCCACTACTATTTGATTAGTCACTTCAACCACTCTAACCCTATAAACTCAAACTTACCGTCAGAAATACGTGCTACGTCATGTACTGAGCCAACCTTTTCAATATGTTGACCTTTCATTTCTTCTATCTTTGCTCGTACAACCCACTCATTATCTTTTAGGTTTCTGTCACCTTCGACACCTGCGGCCAAGTCAGCCTTCTTTTGGTATCTTGCTAGGAAGATTTGTTGAGAGAACTTACGCATAGTACCTTTCTCCCATTCAGGTCTGTGTCCAACAGTCATCAATACTTTCTTACCTGTACCGTCATCCATGTATTGTGATACAGCCTTTAGATGGAAGGTAAAGTATACCTTAGCCACGTTTAGACTGTGTAATCTAGTAAGTACATTTCTGTAAAGTCTGTTTCTCTCACGCCATTCTTTTTGGTTAAAAGTATCTCCCTCTTCTTCAATAACACCACGACTTAGTAACGATGCTCTCATAGCGTGTTCACACCACTTTAAAAAAGTAGAGCCACCGTCAAAGATGACACCACCGACTGATTCAGGGTTTTCTTTTACCTTATCAGCAAGTATGTTCACATACCAAGAAGTTTTGTCTAGTAGTGCTTTGTAATCTACATTGTTGTCCTCGTCAAAGATAGAGTCATCTGTCTCATCGTGCAACGGTAGAACGACTACGTTAGGTGTATCAGGATACACAACGTCTACGGTTGACCTAGCGGAATTGTCAATGTCAAATAAATATACAGTCTTACCTGCTTCTATTTCGTCTTTTAGTAAAGACAATGCTAATCCTGTCTTGAGGGTGTTTTCATGTCCTACAAAAGCCATACGATGACGCATAGCGTTTACTCTGTTATTATCAAACAGATTTCTGTAATAGTCCTCATCGAACTTACTCGATGGTTCT